GCTATTTCTATTGTGCGAAAGCGAGTAAGAATGATAGAGATGAGGGGTTGGATGAGTTTGAAAACAAAATTACGCAAGGAATGAGATCAAACGCTGGACCAGCTTTGGTTGGTGACAATGAATCTGGAAGAACTAATCGTAAAAACAATCACCCAACAGTCAAGCCAACGGAGTTGATGCGTTACTTGTGTCGCCTAGTCACACCGAAAGGTGGAGTTGTGCTTGACCCATTTATGGGTAGTGGTAGCACAGGTAAGGCTGCTGTAGCCGAAGGATTTAGTTTTGTTGGCATTGAAATGAATGAAAATTACTTTGACATAGCATGTGCCAGAATAGATGAAGCTTATAAGAAAAAATCACAACAATTATTTTGATATGATACGAAATATCTTAGGAATACTCTTGCTGGCTACAAGCTATCTCGCCGCCATATTAGCTATAATACCTTTAATACTGGCAGCGATACCCATTTATGTATGGCTCAAAGCTGGCAAGCTGGGTAATGAAATTATAGGGCGTGATGAGACTATTTGTAACTGAATTTGAGGTCTATGGTGTCAGGCACATTGGACCAACACTAGCGGCTAAAAACTGGCAAGAAGCGAAGCACATAGCAGAGCTGGCAGGTCTGGATTTAGTGTGTGAAATCAGCGATGTTGTGTTAATAGACAAAGGGTATCATACACTGCATTAATCATTTTCGTGTCTAAGTATAAGTCTTTATAACTGTACTCGGTAATTTTTTAGGAAAAAAAGAGGAAAATAAAAGCGAAAATGATGCACTAAGACACACTTATGACACACTTTTATAAGTTATTGTTTTTAATATATATATTATTATATAAGTGTATAGGGTATCTTATATTAATAAAAAAGATAGTAAATATATTAGTTATAAATGATAGCTACGCTGGTTTTTATAAGGAGAGTAAACGGGTAACAATGAAAAAATGACACACTGTACCCTGTTAACCAAAGGAGAAGATAATGCAGGAATTTTTATATGACGATAAGCAAAGTTTTGATGATAATTTTGCACGATGGTTTATCATGAACAGCGATGAAAAAATTGCTTATAATCAGAAGCCGTATGAGCGAAAAGAAGCTAAGAAAATATTTGCTAATTATGTGAGCGAGAGATGGCTGGAAGACCAAAAAAAGAAAAGTTAAAGCTGATATCAGTTCCCGATCAATTTGAAAAGGATGAGGAGCTTGGCCTAACGCAAATGCAAAATGCCTTCGTGTGGCATTACACGGAAGGAGCGTGCGGGCAAACTGAAGCTGCCAGGCGTGCTGGGTTCGAGTTTCCTAGTCAAGCAGCTACTAAATTTCTAAATGGCAAGGATTACCCTAAAGTCACCAAGGCCATTAAATTAAAACAATCTGAGCTGCGAGAGAAGTACGCTATCACTCCGCAAAAGACTGGCACGATGCTTTGGAAAATAAGCGAGACAGCATTTGAAAAAGGACATTACAACGCGGCTGTAAGCGCTATTAAAGAACTCAATCAATTAGCTGGTTTGAATATCTCAAGATCACAGAACTTAAACATCAACGCCAACATTGATTCAATGTCAAGCGATGATATCAAGGATAGATTGGCTAAATTGCTAGGTGCAGAAGATACTGGACCTGATCCAAAAGACTTTTAAAAAAAACCCCAATCAGTGATCGGGGTTTAATAAATTAAAACTTTTTAAAATAGGCTTGATAAAATTACTAAGATATTTCTAAGTTAGCTAATCGCTTTACCTCATCCCATTCCATGTTCACTAACCAATTATCTCTTCCATAAAGTACGTCGTTAGCTAACCTCTTGTATTCGTAATCGGGGTTATTAGAAACGCCTAAGTTGACCTTTTCTCTAACAAACTCTTCAAGTTTTTCTATTGCCTGGTCATGTAATCTCCAGTCGTATTTGATGCTCAAGAACTTGGTCTGAGGTATGTCCTCTCTCGAGTTGCTGTATTCGTAAATATCATACATGCCATCGAAGTGACCATATTGATATTTTGCTAACCCCTCTTGCAAAGCTTTGTAAACCTCTGGATCAATTAGATCTTTGATCTCAACATCGACGCTATTGCCCATGCTGAATTGTTCACTTCTTACGCTTGCCTTGACATTTTTATCTTTTAAAATTTTTCTTATCTCAGCTGCGCATCTTGCTACTTCACTTCTCATTTTCATTCTCCGGTTTAATTAAGTAATAAGCTTATTATACATAATTCCGTGTCAATGTCTACACTTTTGTACAATTGTCGGACTCTTTTAAATCAGGATTAGTTATTATTTCTTTAATCATATCTGCCAACCAAAATACAGAGCAATTAGGATTATCTTTGTTTGCTTTGATTAAAATTTCTATATCCTCAATCATTTCTTGTTTATTCACTGTCGGACTCCTTTTCAGTTTCTTCAAAACCAAATATTGGATCATTTACTTTTCTGATGTCTTTTACGAACTCATCAAAGTCATGCTCTTGTTGTTCTTTACCCTCAAAGAACTCTCTATCGACTATCTCCCAATTTTTACCTATAACGTAAACTCCGTTATCGTAATTATCAGTATCAAGTCTGCCGTATCTGCCAACACCCAATGAAAAGGTCCCGCCAAAATAGTTACCTATTAACTGAGCCAACCTAGCAATCCCATAAGTTGAATCACTTGCACATCTTATGCCGTATAACTTAGCTACATGAAGAAACGGCTCAACACTATCTCTGCCACCGTTCCAATGTAAATATAAAGAGTCCCAATTATCTTTTGAAACATTATCTTGCTTGATTGTAATAACTGCTCTATTTCCCATTTTTCTTCTCCGGTTTAATTAACTTAAACCTTTATTATACAGATATCCGTGTCAATGTCTACTATTTTATACAATTAATTTAAAGTTTTTTTTACAGTAGTTTATTAGTGAACATTGATTGCCTGTGGATGGATCTGTGGATAACTCTGTGGATAACTTATGTATATGTGGATAAGTCTGTGGATAAGTCTTGTTTATCAGTGGATAACTCTGTGGATAAACCTGTGGATAACTTGTGGACAGTTTTAGATATAAAAACTTGCACAGGGCTGTTTTTTATTCCTAATCAAAAAAATCTACAGAAATTCAATATATTTTGTAAGTCATTGATATATATAGCTTTTTGGCGTGTATCATATTGTATAAAATTGTATGCAACAGTAACATCTCTGCACAGTGGGGTTACATAAAAAGCTCTCAGGGACCCCTAAGCTTTTGATTTTTCTAAAATAAATGTAATTAGATTAGGGCGACCACCCATATATACAAACGCGCTGCGCTGTATAGCTATAGCTGAGTTTGGTACATTCAAAACTATGATTTTTACATCAAAAAAAAGCCGTCCCCATCCCGACTGACCGGAGAAGATGATGAGGACGACCACCTTTAGCCCCTTGGATGTCGAATCGTTGGGAAGAGGCTATAGGTACTTGAAATCCACAGAATGACGGTAAAATGGATATCAAGCGATTCAATGTTATACTGGCGACATGGTTATATCAATTGGTAAGGAACCCTATGGGAGCAAATTCTAGGAACAAAGGTGCTTCATTTGAAAGATCAGTGGTTTCAAAAATAAATGAGTGGCTTGAGTCCCAAGCCATAAATTTTTCATGTAAAAGAAATCTTGATCAATATCAGCAGAAAAACCTTGCAGACATCGACATTCCGTATCATGCTGTCGAATGTAAGCATTATGCCGACGGATGGACCTATAAGCCTGAGTGGTTAAAACAGGTGCAAGAATCAGCAGGCGATAAAATTCCTGTTTTGATATATAAATACAATAGGAAGCCAATACAGGTTTGCTTGCCTATGTACGCCGTAAATCCTGAATGGTCTGCGGATAGTGATTTAACGTGTATAATGACAATGGAAAACTGGTTTGAGGTGATGTCAAGAAACTGGCAGCACTATGAAAGGATAAGCGATGGCTGATGTAAAAGATGTTGAGCGCACAAAATCCGGTAGGTTAACTTATCGTGGCGAGTCTTTTCCTGGCTTTAACAAACAAAAGAGAACGCCTGGTAAAAATAAAAAATTTGCTGTATTAGCCAAAAAAGGCGATCAAGTAAAGATAGTTCGCTATGGCGACCCCAAAATGTCAATTAAGAAGGATCAACCCGATAGGCGTAAATCTTTTCGCGCTCGCCACAATTGCGATGCGGTAGAGAAGAAAAAGGATGTTTTCGCAGCGTCTTATTGGTCCTGTAAGAACTGGTGATATGAATACAAAAGATATAGACATATTTGATGAGGAACCTTCTGGCGTTCAAAAAATATCAAAATTAATTTCTGATGGACAAGTTAGAGAAGCTTATTCTGAGTTTGAAAAGCTACCTTTAGTCCAACAACTTACAGTATCGGTTACACCTGTGATTGGTGATGCGCTCGCAGCTTACGAAGTAGGTGAATTTGGAACAAGAGCAAAAGAGAGTCTATCTCGCGGTTCACCTTTAGGAGCAGCGGGAAATGTTGCTCTAGCAGGATTAGCGGGATTATCCTTTATACCATTCCTGCGCGGATTGCGTGGTGCTAGGCCATTTTCTAAAGCCGTTGCTTCTACTTCAGAGACTATACCTGGACCGACTACTGGTCAGCTCACTGGAATAACTGATTTACCCGCTGATGTTAGGGCAGAATATTCAAAAGCTATCTACTCGGATCCGCGCACTGGTGAAATGCTAAAGAAAGATCCAATTTACAAAGCGCTTGATATGCCTCAAAAAAATGTGTTTGAGGGACAAGGATTTTACAAGGACGAGTTTAATCCAGTGTTTGTTTCTAGGCCCGTGCCTAGAGTAAAAAAAGATGCTACAGGTATTGAGCGTATAGATCCTAGAGACACAAAAACCATAGAGCAAAGAGATACAACTTTTGGTTATTTAACGCAGCAAGAAGGTACGCCGACAAGTAGGGTTTTGACCAAAGCGGCTCCAGGCACTAATGACACTATAAAAATCACAACCAAAGCTGACATATCGCAGCCACAGTTTGCCAAGATAGCAAAAGAGGCAGGTAAGTATGGCTTGGACCCAGTAAGTATTCCTGAAGGTATTACTTTCTTTAATAACAAATCATTCGAGGTGCTTGAAGACTTGCCGCCGCAGGTTGTAAATGATCTTACTGAAAGCATAAAAGAAATACTGGGGCCAACAGCAATACGAAGAGTAGATAGTGGAAATTTTGACTCTATAAATTATTCTGATTTTTCAGAAGAGTTTGCTAGGGGCGCCGATGAAATAGCAGATACGTCTAGCCTTGCAACAAAAAAACTTTTTGAAAGCCTCAGCGACGAAGCTATAGCAAAGCTTGATAAAAGCCCAGAAGTAAGAAGATTCGTAACTAACAAACTAGAACAAGATTTAGAGATAGCTCGTAAACAAGATCTTCCTATTAGAAAAGATATCAGAACAGCCCTGACCATTATTAGTGATCAGGGCTTTACTGGATTGAAAAAAGTGATGGAAAAAGGCGACGTGATTTTGCCAGGTATCGTATTCCTTTATTTAGGAAAGGCTATACCTATGATTTCATCTGAGACACAACAATCTGAGGCATAAAGTCTCCATCTTTTTTGCCTTGCTTCTTCGCAAGTTTTTTACCCTTTACTCTCTCAACGGGGAACCCGTGCTTTAATGACCACCTATCATCTCCAAATAAAGTATATAAATCTGTTCCGTCATAGTCTTTTTCATTATGAACTTTTTTAAAGTAAGCTCCATAAGCTTTTTGTTTTTCAGGCACTATATCCATTTTAAAATCCTTTTTTTAAATTAAAGTAACTAACCAATAGGATAATCAGGTTCTTCATCCGCATGGTAATTTAAGGTCAATTCTTCGCCCTTTTCTATATCCACGCCGGTTATTATGTGATAAACCCGATAATCGTCCCAATCCAGTCTTTCCTCTAAGAAACAGTTTTCATGTATCGCATGGTTTACAAAACCGCCTAAAGCTGTGCGTATGTAACCGTGTATTATCGGCACTTTGATGTGTGACATGCCTAAATCTGTGTCGGCAAGTATCTTTTTGGTAGCAAATAATCCTAAACCTTCGATATCGCTGCGTCTTACCTCTAAGCCATCCATCAATGGTTTGTAATAAAATTTATTGTAATTTGGTTTCATATTTTTTATCCGTCAAAGTTTGAACACTGATTACAGATTTCATCTTGATCCTCGTCAAGATCAGAATAAAAGCTACCTCCGCAGACTCTACACCGCCAAGATTCATCCTCATCTAATTGGTTTTCTGGTAAATGTAAAATATTCATCTGTAGTCAGTCTCATGCACTAATTCACCGTCTAGGTATACACGAAAATTTTGAAAATTTTTCTCAAACTCTCTTATTTTACGAGATATCAAAGTAGGGAATCGTTTATCGTCGCATCTTACCCATCTTACATAGTGTTCACTGCCATCTGTGTCTTTTAAAAGCACGTGCAGCTCCCACATACTGTTATCAAATACTCCGTATATAACTTTACCCATATCTTTTCTCCTATTTTTGGTAAGCCTTCTCAAGTTTTGAAGATTGGATAAGCTTGATAACACCAAGCTCCTCATCAAGAAACATTACCTTCTTGGTTTTCTTATCAACACCCATGTATTGACCGTATATGGCTTTGTTTTTTATTTTTAGTCTCATTTTGACACCTTACGATAAAAATATATTTTTTGCAAGTTTTAACATAATTAAATATAAACTTGTACTTTAACACGGAATATATTATTATATTCACATAATTTATTTATTGGAGAAAAAAATTGTCACAAGATAAAAAGCGTTACTACAATCGTGTTAGGCGTACTTGCCTCAAACACGACATCAACATTGTTTACGATGGAGTGCCTAAAAACATGCGTTCCGTAGAGTTATTGAAAGACGGTCAATTACTGATGGGTGATTATGCAGAGGATCGCAATCCACTTGATATTAACTGGCAACGCTTACATGAGGACTTAACTAAATATGGTTTTACCGGAGGTGTGAAATGAGTAATCCTACAAAACAGATTAATAATATATACGGTTACTGCCGTGTTTCAACCATTGAACAGGCTGAAAACGGCATATCTATTGAGACTCAAAAAAAATTAATATCTGAATTTGTAAAAAATAAATTTAATAAAGATATTACTGAATGGTTTATAGATGCGGGTGTATCCGGCACTGTGCCTATATTGGAGCGCGAACAATGTCGCGCCATGACAGATGTAATGGATGAATACGATATTGTTGTTGCAACGCGCATAGATAGACTTTCTCGTAGTTGCAACGATTTATTACAAACTATCCCACACTTTGAAGGTTGTGGTGTGACCCTTTATCTTTGTGAACAGTTTAGCGATATGCCCGTTGTGTATCCAAAAGAAGATAAAGAAAAAGGTTTAGCAGCAAAATACGATATGAATGTCTTGGTAAATCAAATCATGTTGATGGTTTTATCAGCCGTAGCAGAAATGGAATTTGAGAACACTAAGAAAAAATTTGCAGAAGGTAAGATTGCTTGGGCTGAAAGAGGTTACTCAATCGGCGGCTCACCGCCATTTGGCTTTGAGTTTAAAGAAGAAACATTAAAAACTGGTAAACGCATAAAAAAGCGCAAAAAACTTATAGAAGTGCCAGAGGAGCAAGCTGTGATACGGACAATTAAAGCGTGTGATAAGCGTGGGCTTGGTGCGCGCCGTATTGCTAAACAAGTTGCAAACACACACGCAGGCTATGAAAACTTTAAACCCAATAAGGTTGTGAAGATACTTAATCGCAAATTTCAAGGGGTTGGTACATAGTTGCGATTTATTGGTTATAATGTTAGTAGCAATGGACTAACTTATGACTACATTAGAAAAAATAGAAGCGCAAATAAAAAAAATAGACTCGATACTACTACTTGACTATATAACAGGTGCGGTGCGTGAAGAGTTAACAAATGTCAAAACAAGCTTAGAAAGCGTAAAAGCGGAACTTAGCTAATGGCGATTATTAACGGATGGGGTCGAGGCACTTGGGATGAGGGTGCTTGGGGTACTGCGCTACCCGTTGATGTAACAGGTCAAGCCATAACATCGGGTATTGGTGCTGTTACAGTCACAATATCAAAAAATGAAAGCGTAAATGTAACAGGTCAAGCGATAACTTCAGGACTTGGTTCTGTATCCGTAGTTGCGTTAGCCAATCAAACTTTAACAGGTCAAGCCATAAATAGCGGATTAGGCGCTGTTTCTGTGGTTGCGCCCGCAAACGTATCCGTAACAGGTCAAGGTATCACCTCATCTCTTGGCACTATCGAGGTTCATCACAATGCAGTAGCAGAAATTACTGGATTATCAATAACATCTGGAGTAGGCGCTGTAACGCATAGTATTTCTGCCAATGTTACACCAATAGGTCAATCTGCATCGTTTAGTATAGGTAGAACTATAGTATTTGGACAAATAGATACATCACAAACACCAAATTACGCTACAATCAGCACAAGTCAGACTCCAAGTTTTAGTGAAGTTGATACAAGTCAAACACCAAGTTACGAGGAGATAGAAGCTGGACGTGATGCAGCTTAAAAATTTTTTGCTATAATGCAAAAAGGAGAACTATAAAAAATGTCAACTTATGTAAACGATTTACGTCTCGAAGAGATAGGAACGGGTGAAAGATCAGGTACTTGGGGTACAGCTACTAATGTCTCACTCGAATTAATTGGCGAGGCTCTTGGTTTCGGAACTGAAGCTATTACAACCAATGCCGACACGCACACTACTACCGTAGCCGATGGTGCAACCGATCCTGGTCGAGCCATATTTATAAAATACACTGGCACTTTGGATTCTGCTTGTACGATTACCATAGCGCCAAACACCATGAGTAGATTGCATTTTATTGAAAATGGAACAAGTGGCTCTCAGAATATAATTATTTCTCAAGGAAG